CTTATCTATATCAACAACAAATGCAAGCTTCTGTTCCTGAAGGTAATCCTATTTCTTCTGGAGATTTTAATAGAGAACTAAATGATGAAGAATCAAAAGAGATAAGTATAGAAGAAGAAAATAGAATAGCAGCTGCAGCAGCACAAGCAGCTCAACAATTAATGGGATCTATGCCACCTTCTGAAGAACAACAAAAAGAATCAAGAGAAGCACAAAAAGATCAAGCTCAACTTCAATTAAAAGGTGAAGAACTACAAATAAGAAAAGCTAGATTTATGGAAGGTGTTAAACAAAGTGAAAAACAAAATGCTAGAAAAGATACAGAGACAAAAGCTAAGGTAGTAGAGATTGCAAGTAAAGTTGCAAGGGAAGATAAGAAAAGAGATTAATGAGAGATAATAAAATATTAATTAATTTTCAAAAAAGTCTTCAAAAAAAATATAAAGAAATGACTTTATTTAAAAATCTTAAAAAAGAAGTTAATACTGGAGCTAATGGAACTCAATCTTATGTAATAAAAAAAGGTATTAATAAAGATAAGATAGCAACGAAAGATATTAATGGCAATTAAACCTGAAGAAATAAGACAAGCTAAAAAGTTTTTAGAAAATAAAAAAATTTCTATTAAAAAAGTTAAACCTATTTTACTCGCTTCTGTTTCTAAAGATTTAGAAGTAAGTTTTTCTCAACTAACTGATACAATAACGAAAGTACTCAATGGAACAATTGATTCAAGCAATCAAAAAAAAGATTAAAGATCATAAACAAGAACTATCACAAAATTTATTAGGTAAAGGTGTAGAAAATATATCTGAATTCAAACGTGTCTATGGATATGGACAAGGTTTAGATAAAGCATTTCAAATAATAAATGAAACAATCGAAAAATATAAAAAAGGAGATATAGAAGATGAATAGTAATGAAGCATGGGCAACAGATAATGATGTACCTACACCTAAAAAAGTACCACAACCTGTAGGTTATAGAATATTGCTTAGACCGAGAGGAGTAGTAGAAAAAACTAAAGGTGGAATAATTTTAACTGATTCTAACAAAGATAGTCAAACTTACCTAAATAGTGTAGGACAAATTATTGCTATGGGAGCAGAATGTTATACTGATAGAAAAAAACCTTGGTGTAAAGTAGGTGATTGGGTTATTTTTGGTAGATATGCAGGAGCAAGAGTTTCTGTACAAAATGTAAAAATGGTGTTATTAAATGATGATGAGATTATTGCAACTTTGGAAAGTCCAGAAGTAGTAACTCAACAACTGTAACATACATTAACTTAGGTTAATGCCAACATAGGAGAAACTATGATAGACGAAAAAGAAAATAAGAATGAAGAATTAGAAGTTAATCTTGAAGAAGTTGAAACGGAGAAAGAGGTTAATGTACCTTTAAATCCATTAGAAAAACTTCAACAACAACAAGAAGAAGAACCTTCTAAAGATGAAGATAAATCTTTTGAGAATGAAAGACAGATTAAGCTTGAAAAAGCTCCAGCATATTCAGATGATATGCCTTACTCTGTTAAAGTTCGTAAAAGAATACAGAAAGAAGTAGCTAAAAGAGCAGAAGCTGAACAAAAGAATGTTGATTTAGAAGAAAAACTATCAATGATGGAAAAGAGAACTTATGATATAGCTAATAAGTCATTAGGTAATCAACTTTCTAGTGTTTCTACTCAACTTAAATCAGCAATTGAAGAAGGTAATACTGACGAACAAGTAAAATTGTATGAAAGTATGGCAGAAATTCGTAGTCAAATGACTAAAACAGAAGATTATGCTGCAAGAGTTCCTCAAAAAGAAAAAACTGATAAAAAAGCTCCGCCTTTGGCAACAGAGTGGGTAAAAGAAAATTCAACATGGTTTAATAAACCTGGTTATAGAAAAGAAACAGCTATGGCTTATGGAATTGATGCTGAATTAACAGAAGAAGGTTGGGATGTTCATGATCCTGGATATTATGATGAGATGACTTTAAGACTAAAAAAAACTGGTCTATCTTATTTTAATAAGTCAGAAGAAAACACTTCCAAAGACACTGAAAATGTGGTACAAAAAACTAATAGAGTGCAATCTCCAGTTGCTGGAGTTTCTCGTAAAAAAGGAACATCTGGTAATAGAGTTAAACTAACCTCTGACGATTTATCAACTGCTAAAACTTTTGGTATAGACATCAGCGATGAAGTGGCACTAAAACGATTTGCTAAAGAAGTAAAAAGCTTTAGCGACACAGGACAATAGAAAGGAGCCTGACATTATGAATAAAGATAATAAAATAAACAATGAAACTAGAGTAGAAAAATCTACTGTAGCTTCAAAATGGCGACCGAGTAACTTATTAGAAGCGCCTGAACCAAGACCTGGTTTTGCTCAGAGATGGGTAGCAACTATGGTGTTAGGACAGGAAACGCCTACGAATGTAGCTAAACGGTTGAGAGAAGGTTGGCAGCCTCGAGACATAAAAAGTGTCGAAGATGGTCAACATTTTCCAACGATAGAACATGGCAAATTCGCTGGGCATATAGGAATAGAAGGAATGGTACTTTGTGAAATGCCAACAGAAATGGTTAATCAAAGAAACGAGTATTATGCTAACATGACTGATAACTTAATGACATCAGTTGAGCAAGATATGAATCGTGCAGAAACACCAGGCCAACCTATTCAAAGGTCTTTTAAATCTAGAGTTAGTTCGGAAGGCAATTAACAACTAACAAAGGAAACTAAAAATGGCAAACTTAAATGCAGCAAATGGTTTTACACCATTGAGACATTTAACAGGTGGCGTTATTAGAGCCAACGAATATCCGATACTAAGTGGCTTTGCAGCTAACTTAGCATCTGGTGATCTTGTAACATTAGGTGCTAATGGTACATTAATAAGAGGCACAGCGGGCGGAGTAGCTCTCGGTGTTTTTTATGGCGTTGAGTATATAGCGACAGACGGTTCTGTTAAATTTGAAAAAGTTTGGAATACAGGTACAGTAACTAAAGATGCAGTTAATGCTAAAGGTTATGTGTATGATGATCCAAACATTACTTATAAAGTTCAAGTAAACGGTACTATGGTATCAACTGCGGTTGGTGCTTTAGCTAATGTAACTATTGGAACTTTTAATTCAACCTACGGACATTCAACTGATGAATTGGATTTTGCAACTCTTGCAACGACTGCAAAAGTTTTAAGAATCCTAAGATTAATTGATTATCCTAACAATGCACTAGGCGCTGACGCAGATATAGAAGTTGTAATAAACTTATCTCTATATGGAACTCAGAATGCTGGTGTTTAACCTTAACAATAGGAGTTAAAAATGGCTTTAAACAGAGCACTTTTTACCAAACAGCTCAATCTAGGTTTAAACACCGTGTTTGGTATGGAATACGATAGATATCCAGAACAATGGAGATCATTATATTCTACAGAGCAATCAATGAAAGCATTCGAAGAAGATGTACAAATGATCGGATTCGGTGCTGCACCAACTAAAGCTGAAGGTGCCATGATCAATTATGATTCTGGCAGAGAAGGCTTTGTCTCAAGATACGTGCATGAAACTGTCGCTTTAGCTTTTGCGATTACAGAAGAAGCTGAAGAAGATGGCTTGTATGGTTCTCTAGGCGCTAAATACGCAAGAGCACTAGCAAGATCAATGCAACAAACGAAAGAGATAAAAGGTGCAAATATCTTCAATACTGCAACAACTACTTCATTGGGAGGAGACGGCCAAGCTTTACTTGACCCTTTACACCCACTTGGCGGTGGTGGTACTGCATCTAACATCCTAGGCACACCTGCGGATTTATCTGAAACGTCTTTAGAGACACTTTTAGTTCAAATCTCAACTGCTGTAGATGATAGAAGTATACCTATTGCTTTATCAGGAAGAAAACTTGCAGTTCCACCTCAATTGGTGTTCGTTGCTGAAAGAATTATCAAGTCTAATTTAAGACCTGGTACTGCTGACAACGATATCAATGCAATGAGAAACATGGGTATGATACCTGAAGGTGTAGTAGTAAATCAAAGATTTACTAACCCTGATCAGTATTTTATCCTAACTGATTGTCCAGATGGAATGAAACACTTCGTTAGAGCACCAATCAAAAAAGCTGTTGAAGGCGATTTTGAAACTGGTAACCTAAGATACAAGTGCAGAGAAAGATACAGCTTCGGTTTTACAGACTGGAGAGGTGTATACGGATCTGAAGGCGTAGCATAATAACTAATTAGTACTAGGCGTAGCAATACGCCTAGTATTTTTAATACTAACCCAAACGACTGCGAAAGCAGACTATTATAAGGAGATAGACTATGGGAACTACTACATTTTCTGGCCCAATTAAGGCTGGAACAATTAAAGAAACAACTGGAACTATAGTAGGTTCAGATGTAAAAAATACAGGACAAGTTGTAATGGCACAAACATTTTCAACAGGTACTACACTTGCTGGAGGAGCTTCTGCTGCAAATGCAACTACTGTTGTTATTCCTGCTAATTCACAAATCATAGATATAGTAATTGATAAGCCAATAGTAATGGCCGGTGCTACATGTGTTTTTAGTATTGGTGCTACAGTTGGAGGCAATGCTATTTTTCTTAATGCATTTTCAGTGACGATAGCTTCTGGCGTTGGCCGAGCATATCCTACTGTAGAAGCTGGTGGTACATTAGCTTGGGCTGATACTGGAAATAAAGATTTAAAACTTACATTTACAACTACTGGTGCAACTTCTGCTGGTGAAATTAGAGCTACTATTTTGTATCAACAAAATAATAATCTAACAGCATAATAAATAATTAATTAGAGGGCCTTTG